GACTTCATTATTTAATAGAGAAGGTTTTTCTGTTATGAGAACTTATGCACGCGTAGAATTTAGGGTTTTTAAGAACGTTATCGATTATGAGTTTCCAACGTTTACGTGAGTTAAACTCCTCGAGGGTATCGTAACTCATGAAATCGTTTTCGTCATGGGTTTTACGAATGGGTTGATTGTTTAATTTCTTCAGTTGTGTTTTGTGTTTTTCTTCGTAGAACTTTCGGACCTGGGTCTGTTGTTCCGAACGAGAAAAATTGACGAAAAAGACATAAACATTGTACTCGAGTTCTACTGTTGGGCTCTCCTTGACTGTAAATTTAAATTCTGTATATTCTCCGTTTTTTAGTGAGACAACCCCTCGCGTCTCCTCTTCTAATTCTCTCAAGGCGCATCGTAAAGGATTGAAAATCTCACGTCGTCTACACCCACCTGTGACGAAAATCCAATCCTTAAAGCGCCAATCCCTTACTGTGAGAAACCGAGGTTTCCCATCAGCAAAGCTAACCGGTATTGCAATCGCTTTGTACTTTTTCATTGCGCATTCGCAAGTTATTATAAGGCGATATGTTTATTCCTCGGATTTTTCCTCCTCGATCTCCTCCTCCTTCTTCTCTACAGTCTCAACTGGAGCGGGCTCGGGGGCCGACAAGTGCCTGACGACCTGGGCTGAAAAATTTTTGAACCCGTCGATATCCTTCTTGGCCTTGTTCATTTCCTTAAACAGGAATACGACGGCGATGGCACACACGACGGTGGCGACGACTAAAAGAGTGTCCTTCGTGACTGGGACCATTTATAAATGAAACTAACATCTTCTTTTTAAGTAAGTACACCCATCTTGGTCTTACCGGGGGTAGGACACTCATACGGGGTCTGAGCGAATTGGACGGCTTCGTAATGCGCGTTTTCACACGATTTGTTTGTGGACGGCGTTTTGGGCTGACCGACAAAGGTTTCGAGTGTCCTGGACTTAGGATCGTACGTCAATACAAAAACGATGGAGAGGAGAAAAAATATTTTCCAAAGCATCTTTTACTACTTAGTTAGAATATAATAGACCACCCATACCATTCTCCACACGTAAAACGTTGAAGTTCACGGCATAAATGTCATCGCTGACGTTCTGGTTATCGTTGATGAGACGAGCCGAGTCGAGACGGGAGAAGTTCAGGGTACCGGTAGGCTGAAGCTTACCCGCATCGAGGCAGAAGGGGTAGAAGAACAGCGTCTTGAGGGTCGCGGGCTTGGAAGCGTTGGAAGTGTGGTAATAGAGAGGAACGTGGGAGAAGTTGGGATCGGCAAACTTGAAGTCGGCGACGTCGGTACCGTTAATCTGGAGCTTGAGCTTGTTGTCGTTGTTGAGGATGGAAAGAGCAGTCGCCTTACCGGCAGCGAGATACTTGACCGGGTGGTTGAAGTTGAGCTCCTGCATCTTGGAACCGGAAGACACGGCCTTCTGGACCTGGGTGATGAGCATGTTGAGGGGCTGAGAAGCGAACATCTCGCGCTCCTGGGTATCGAGGTACGCGTAGTTGGCGTAGACGTCCCACTTGTAGTTCGCGGCGGAACCACCCCAAGTGATACGCAATTCTACATCGTGGTACTGAAGGGCGATGAGAGGAAGGGCGGTCTGCCAGTTCTCGCAGAAGGCGAACCGGAGAGGGTAGAACCGCTCGGCAGTCGCACCACCGTAGAGGTCGCTGGCGACGGACTTGGAAGAGTTGGTCGCGGAGAGGATAGGCGCGATGAGAGTCGAGTAGGTCGAATCCTGCTCATCGATGACCTGACCACCCACGAGAAGCTCCACCTTGGAAATTACGTCAGACCAGGTACCAATAGCTTGGGTCGCGCTACCGTTGTTGGGGACGAGGTAGACATAGTTGAGCATGTCACCCTTGCGCTCGAAGCGGACGGTGGACATACCGTTGTTCGAGACGTTGCCTTGAATGACCTGACGCTCGACAGTTTGGGAAAAGTTCGTGTGACGCTTGTACGTCGACCTAAAAAAAGATACCTCGGGCTGACCGACGAGGTGTACATCCTGAGCACCTACGGCGACGAGTTGGGCGATACCACCAGACATTTTATATTATAGTGAGAGTTTATTTTTAAGCTTGGACGAATCTGCAAGATTCTTAGAAGGTTAGATACGAGGAGTACAAGTCCTACGGACTTGGCTGGGTTGGCCAAACAGGGTTCGCGGGGTCTTCGGTCGTTTGTGTAATGTCACGAAGAGCTTGGCGATAAATTTTCCATTCTCGGTCATTCGAAAGAACAACGTCGTTAACTTGCGTCCAATCACACGCTGCGAGACGCTTGTTGCGTTCTTTGCGGAGTGTGCTCAATGCTAGTTGATTTTTAAGTGTATTGTTCCAATAGTCATCACACTCTTGTTGTGTCGGAATGGTGAAAGGTGCCTCCGTGTACACACCGGCCTCTTCGTTCCAGATCAGTTCTAAATCTGTATTATTTGAAATATATGTATTCTGGGAAATCCATACTACATTGGAAAGAGTTTCTTCACAACCTTCTTTGAAGCCTATAGAATTTCCTGGTCTTAAATGAGCTAAAGTTGTTAATAGATCCATATTATTTAACAGCTAAAAAAAAGTTAGTGGTTCCACGTTCATAATTTACATCATTCGTGAGGTCATTTTTCGTACGGTTTGTATATACAGAGGAGCTAGCATTCCCCTGTCTAAAACGTAATTCTAATTTTAATTGTGAACCGTTGGACACGGGACAATTTGGTATGTAAAATCTGGAACTAAGTATACAAGCCTCCAATGTGCTGATAAAGTCATCATTAGTAGCGTTTGTCGAAGGTACCCCGGCACCATTGTTGCGTGTGTTCGCGTTCGAAGTTGTGTTCTCAGCACTGTTAACATAACTCGTTAAACCACTACCATAGTATAATCGTGCTGAAAACATAGCATTCCATGGGTTATCAATTTCACCACACCATTTTATCTGACCATAAATTTCCAAATTTTTAGTCCCAAATGCGTGATATTCACTCGGAACGTCAAATGTGTAACTCGTTACTGGATAAATTATCGATGTGCTAGCTGCTGCTGTAACAATAGATGTTGTGACATCTCCAGTTAAAAACGTTGTAAATGGACCTGCTATGCCCCCCCTCACATCCAAAGCCACCTTGGGCTCCGACGTTCCGATCCCTAGGCGCCCAGCCTTGAGGGTCATGGACAAGTCCCCGTGACCGAAATACTCCTTCTGGTAAGCGTAGAGTTGCCACACTTCGTCGGAGGTTAGAGCTCGGTTGAAGAGGCGGAAATTGGCGATGGAGCCTTTAAATTTGTGAATGATTCCCGATGTATAGTTTAACGCCCCAATTCTGGAAATAGAGGATGTGCTTGTGAGATTTAGGTCACTACCAGCGCTGCTCCCTGATACCGAACCACTGAGACGCACGCCATCTAAGTATATATCGCGTCCACTTTCTCCGTTTCCATTATACACAAAAGAAGTGTGGTGCCACATATTGTCCGCTATCTCCTTACCTGTATCGCAAGTATAGGAATTATTTATAAAACTAATATATAAATTTGTTCCAGAACCGTATAGCCAGACTGTGTTGTTGGTCGCGTAATCACCGTTCATGTGAAACAGTGTTTCTATACTGTTCCCGGACGACTTAAACCATAAACTCACCGAGAAAACGTAGTTACCAGTCTTTCCTGTGTCTAATGTGATATAATCATCGGCTTCGTCAAAAGTAAACGCCTTATACGTAGAGTCAAAACCAACACCCCCATTGAGTGTTCCATTAATTTGGTTCCCACTCAGATCCAGTACAGTCCCCCCGGTGCCCGGGTAACTCGAAGGCTCCTTCGCATCATAGTAGACCTCCAACCAATCCGTGTTGGGCACGTTGGGGACCGACTTGACCACCACATCGGTCCCGTGAGCGTCGGGGTCGTATTCGGGGAGGCCGTGATATTCAATCTCAGCAATCCCTGCTGTATCCGAACTTATAACTTTTGATATTACTAAAGCGAAACGATTGTATAAATTTGTAGTATGTATGTCAATATTTATCCACGTTCCAGAATCTGATTGGTTTGTGACAGATTTGAGTAAATCATACGTAACTCCATCATTACTTGCTATGATAACGAAATCCTTGGGTGTTTGAGCAGACGGAGTTGCATATGTTCTAGGAAATATACGTACAAGTGATAAGTTTATCTTTACAGGCAATTCAATTTGAATATATTCACCATCGTAATTACCAAGTGAACTTCCTCCGGAGTAAGTCTGACCGGAACTAGTATATCTACCAGGTAGCGATGCCCAGTTGTTGTTACTACCGTCAGCCGTATTGTTATCAAAAGCATAGTAAGATTGCCATGAAGTAGTACTGAATTCACTACTTTCCGTCACCACATACCCATCTTGAGAGGCACTCGTCAAAGCCACCCTCGGATACTTGATGAGTTTCTTGGATCGGGGGAACTCCGTGACGACATTAGACGTCGCCTTAATTGTAGCCGTATTAGAAACCTGTTGAATATTAAGGTTTGAGTATAATTCTATTTCTCCTCCCGCGTGTACGTTTCCCGTCGTTTTAATATTTCCGAGTACATCCAAACTTTCGGTAGGTGAGTTCACACCGACACCAAGGCTCCCGATGAAAGAGACGTTACTGGTTTTGTCCGAAATGAACCGTCCATTGACGATTCGAAGGTTTTTGAAACCCGAATTTCCACCGTGATCACTTTCGAAGAATGTGTTCAAAAAGGCTGAACCGGTCGTGCTGATGACACGCGAAAGTACCGATGGTCGTTTATCGTAGAGATACCGAGTTCCATCGATCGAGACGGCGACGACGTTTCTCTCGAAGAAGATGTTTACCTTTCGGTAGGTACCGACGATGGTTGGAATCGTGGCACTCGCGAGTGTACTTCCATTATCATACTTGAGAGTCAATGTCGTGTCCTCAAAGTGTAGAGTGTACCCCTGAGCGTTTGACGTAGACCCTTCGTT